CATTCTCGTTGATTCTAGTTGCTTCGTCCAGCACATCTTCTTCAATTTGAGGTGATGGATTTGACAATCTCTCAAGAACTCTCTGTCTCTCAGACTTAACCTCTTCATTCTTGGGTACACAGTTGGGGACCATTCTTCCACCTTTCTTCTTCATCCCAACTTGTTTGTGGGTATCCCAACAAGGATCTCCATCGGCCTTACCTTCAGATACACCAGACTTTCTGAGTCTCTTTGCTTGACTTTTGTGCATCTCAACAGCTTTGTCTAACTCTTTAGCAATACCCTTGACACTCTCAGGATTCTTATGTCCTTCTTTTACCTCAACCTCTTCTTTTTTAACACAGTTTGGATATCTCTTTCCAAACATGGTCTTCATACCCTTCTTCTCATATCCCTTCCAACACTTCTCATCAAGAACCTCAACTTCATAACCAGCATATTTGAGAGCACCGATTTGAATTTCAGTCAGTTCTGGGAGTGCGTAAAACTCCTCCATCCCCTCTTTCTTAGTTGAATTACCCCAGTTGGCTGCACCAACCTTACGGCACTTAACCAGAGCCCCAGAAGCATAAGCCGATGGCCATACAGAATAACGGGACTTTACTTTATGGTAACAGGCATCCTTTGAACCTGAACTTTTACCTTTTTTGTCCTTTGCTTCATTAATGTCCATTTCTTCTTTCCTGGTTTTACGGTCAGTTTTTACCATGGTAGGTTTGGCTGCCCCAGACTTACTTTGCTGACCGGGGTCTTCTCTTCTCTTTGCTGCTTGAGCTGCCACTCTTTCCTTTTTGGACATACTGGCTCTCTTGGCAGATGATACACATTTGGGAACACCCTCACCAGGTTTGTCACTTGCACAGGAATCACCCGTCACAACATTGACCCAACCTTTCTTACCATCTTTTGATTTGGACTTACCAAACCAATCTCTAAGTCCCTCTTCGTTAATCATTGCAAATAAAGAGTTTCTTTTATTTATAACTCAGACTTGTATCGCTGTGAATATTACCTTAAATGTTGTTGAGTTGGAGGATGCCGGGAATCCGAGTAATCTCAGGGAACCACCATTAATATCAGTACTAAAGGTAGCTATTCCAGTGGAATTGTGTATGGTTCCAAACTCTGACATAAATGTCTCAGTACCATTATGAATCACATTGATAGTTGTCATATTAAAATTACTTCCTCTTGTAACCTGAATCTGATAATTTACAGATCTGTAAGTCGATGCACTTATGGACATTATGACTGCAGCGTCTGTGCTTGTTGTAGTTAAAATACCCGACTGTATGTCACCAGCAATTAATTCAAGATTAGTGGCTGAAACAGGAGCAAATGTAAACTCTGAAGAAGATGCATCGTATCTTAAGAATCTACCATCACCAAGATTTGCAGTGTCAACATCAGTAAGGTCAATTAGTTGTGCTGCACCACTACCACCAATTGCTGTGCTAGCAATACCAACCCACTTTGCCCCATTGTAAATGAGCAACTCATTAGTTCCAGTGGTTTGATCAAAGGTAACATCATCCAGATCCTTAATGAATCCAGCACCGCCACCACCCATGGTGGCCATCTGAGTTTGAATTCTGTTAATGAATAATCTGTAGTGATTAGCAAGATCCTTTAGAGTGGCAAACTTTTGATCCATTGGTGTCAAAGGATCAGTCTGACCACCAGCGGTTTCTTTTTGATCTGGTGGTTCATTTAGAAGACCCTCTGACAGGTTCTTCTGTTGTTTCTTAATTACAGAAGCAATTTCATGTAATTCATCTACAAGATCTTTTACATCACTCTTGGTTATTTTTACTTCTTTTTGTAATTTTGATATATCCTCATCATAATATTTTACCTCTGGGAGAGAACTGAACTGGTTTTCAATACTCTCTTTTAGATCCGTAAAGAACTTGAGGATAGACTGGTCAGTCTTTACACTCTGTTCATTAATATCCTTGATCTCTTTTTGGAGAGTCTGTTTGAGTTTATTCTGCTCACTAAGAATAGATTTCTTTAATTTTCTATCATCATCCTTGAAAGTTTTCTGATGTTCCCAGAGTCTGGTAGAACAATCTCTCATCTCCTTGTAGAGATTGTTCTTAGTCTCATTAAAGACTGTACTGGTATCAGTAAGTTCTTTATCAATTCTCTTAATATCTACATTTAGTTCAAATTCTTTCTTTTCAAGACTCTCAGTAAGTTCATTTACCTGATAATCAATCTTATCTCTAATGATATCGAGGTGTCCTTGAACCTTATTAAAGTCATCATCGATAATACTGAAGGTTTTACCAATCCAAGAAAAGTCGGGAACCTCCTGAACTTTCTGAACCCAGTCAGGGAAGGTAGGAATTGTCTTATTGACCTCTTCAATTCTCGATTTTAGTGTCTCCAGGTCGTTTTCGTAGTATTTTACCTCAGGGAGATTATCAATTTCACTCTTAATTCTGGTAATTTTGTCATGAATAAACCTAATATCCTCTTCGTAGTACCTAATTTCAGGAACTTCTGGAATTTTTGATTCAATTTCACTTAATTTTACCCCAAATTCTTCATTTTGGGCACTCAAATCCTTAATTTTATCACTTTTTGCATCAAGAAGTGAAAAATTTGTCTGAATTTGCGTTATTTGGACGCCAAGTTGCTCTAATTCTTCATCATATGACTTAATTTCAGGTAATTGGGGGATATCTTTTCTTACATCATTAACCAAACGGACCAATTCTGACCACTCTGGGGCCTGAATAACGTCAGATACTTCTAAAAATGATTCACCATCAGAGTTTTCGATGGTTTGTGTGTCTTCTACTATCGATTCTGAGAGAAAATCATCAACAGATGGGAGATTTTCCTCTAGGACCTCTTCTAATGATGGTAAATCATCATCAGGTTTCTCCAAGAAATCCTTATAAGAAGGTAAGATATTATTATTGTCGCGCGACATAACTCTATTAGTAAAAATACTTTGGGATTTCTCTCCCTTTTTTATTTATCACTTGAACCTTTTTTCAATAATTTCTGTAATTCGGCTGTCGATCCAACAAAAAGAGCATTATTGACAGTGGTTGGTCCTTTAGATTCTTTCTCTTCCTCAACGTCTTTGAGTTTTTGTTGTAATGTGAGAAGTTTATCTGTGGCATCTGCGACATTTTTAATCAACTGACCAGCAACTTCATATGCACGAGGCATCTCACTCTCCTGTGCCAACTCAAGAATACCATCAATGGCTTCTTGACCCTTCTCAATAATGGAATAGAGATTACCTCTTGTATATTCGTAGTCTCTCCTTATATCCTCT